CTGGTGCGTCAACGATTGTTGTTTCTTCTGTCATAGGATTTTCCTCCTCTGTCATCTTAATTGTTCTAATGCCTTTTGCACTATCAACTAAGAACTTTATTTTATCTGTATTTTCTGAATCTGATTTTTCAACAAAACCAATATTTTTCATAGGCTTACCAGAAGTAGGGCTATCTGCTGAATCATCTTCTGACATTAACACAATATCATTTTCTGAATCCCAGAATACGTTTTTAACTTCTGTCTTTGAAAGGTATCCACTAACTGTATCTTTACCGTCTACTTTTTCAATAGAGATAACATTAGCAAATTGGTTTGCTGGATTATCAACTAGTGATAATTCAAACAATTCGTACTCTTTAATTATACGCACTGATTTATCAAGTTTTTCGTCAAACGTGTCGTCTGACTTTGTGATGTTTCCACCAATTGAAAAACCAGTTAGTGTACCATCAAGAACCTTTTCCCAGGTATCCTGTGCACCCTTTGAGACATATGCAGAAACATATACCCCACTATAAAACTTCTTTGACTGAGGCTCAAAATAACGATCCTCTTTAAATGAAACAATTTTGCCAACAGCACTTGGCTGGTGCATCTCACGTAGGTTTCCACGGAACTTTCTAAATGCTTCTAGGCTTGCCTCTGTTGTAACAATGTCATTTTGCTTGTCAATATTGTCCAATGTTGCAAAACCTGATACAATTCTACGCTCCTGGTCTACCTTGCCGATTGGCATAGAAAAGCGAACATTGTCGCCTTCAGTAACCCAGTGTGCTTTATTTATAATCATGGCAGTATTATTATATCAAACCTTTTTATGGTTTTCTCAACTATTGAGATGATCTTCCTTCTCCTTGTGGATTTCTACCTTCAAGTGTTGCTGTAGAGTCTGAAGAATTATTTGCTCTTTCAGTATCCCGCTGACGATTACCAGCAAGGTTTGCTCTTGCATCTGTTGCTTGTCTTGGTGTCATGGAGAACGGAGCATTACCTTCTCCATCTGCCCTTGGCGGCATGTCAATCAATTCACGAGCCTCATCTGGAGTAATAACTTGTGTCTTTACATATCTCTCAATGATTTGTGATTGAGCAATCTCATCTGTAAGCGTAAGTTCATTAAACTTAAGACTAAGAATATCTGTTTTTTCTTTAATAATCTTATTAATAACCTTTTCAAGTTGTGCCTGTGCTGGACGAGCAACCTGTTCTTTAAAGGTTCTATCTTGTGACATAGCAGCAGCAATAGCACCTGAATCTGATCCTCCTAGTTTTGAAATAGGAACTTGGTGTGCCACAAGAATATCATCACGATTTTGTTTTCTATATCTTTCAAATGATGCTTCTTGAATTGCAGTTTCAACTGGCTCCATCTTAAACTCAACCTTGTTGTTATCTGTATCTCCAGGAAGCGGGATATAAAGCGTTCTATGGTTTTGCCCCTTGAGTCCAGACTGAAGAAATCTAAACATTTTGTCTTCTGCATCAGCAGATAGTTTTGCACCTTTTACTGTAATAATATATCTTGGGGCTCCCTTATTCTGGAAGTAGTCTATATTGTATTGAGCAGCAAGTGAGTCACCAATTAATGATGATACCGCTGAAATAATATCAGGGATTCCATAATATGTGTTTAATGGAGAATATTCCTTGATGTGAATAATTTCATTTGGACGAGTATCTGTTGTCATTGGGTTTGTATTAGTTGCACCAAAGTTACGGAAGTAAACCACCTTTTGACCAATAATTTGAACAAAGCCATCACGTAGTCTTCTTACACGCACAGTAGTTGATGGGATATGTCCAATATATCCAATTTCTCCAGTTACGGTTCTACCAACTTCTAGAAATCCATTTCCAGTTGCCTGTAGATCTGTGTAAACCTTTTCCATGCTTGTTGTAAATGAGTCATCATCATTAAGAGACTCTAGCCACTCACGCATCTCAAGTTTCATTCTTTCAATTCTGCGACGTGCACGATCTACAGCAGCCTGATCATCATTTGTCTCAAAACGCAACATTGTTCTATCTGTAATATCAAATCGGTATCCAAGACCAACAACGTTTTCTACCTTTGCATCAATTGCAGCATGATTTGCAAAAGATGTGTCATAGTAACTTGCTAACTCATACATGTTATATGGCGGTGTAATTACATCAAACAGACCGTATCCATTTCTATATACTGTTCCAGGATTAATTTGCTTTGATTCTGCACCGTCTCCAGCAGGAACTGCGTTTGCAGAATTTAGGTATTGTGTTGAAGGCTCTACTGTATTGTATGCATATGTTGCTTTAGAAACTGTTCTTGAGGTTCTGCGTTTAAAGTTTTGATCAATGCCAACATAGTCTTTTAATATTGTCCAGTCTTTTCCAAACGGATCTTGTGACTTAAAGAGATTTTCAGACTCTTCTTGAGTTCTGATGCTTGCCTGAATATAGTCGTAATCTTCGCTCATGCTTCGTACGCATCTCTTCCGTGTTTGTTCATTGTATCTTGTGCTGCTTTCCATGCACCTAAATCATTCATTGAAGGAATAAGTCCATTCATCATTCTATCTAGTTGCTCTGAGTGCTCTTCTTCACTAATTCTGGTAAGTCCAGGAACAAATACAGCCTCTCCTTCACCATCGTCACCATAGTGCTTTGCTGCATTCTTAAGTTTAGTAATTTGTGAAATATCACCACGAGTAGACTCAATATTTAATACATTGCCCTCACCGTCAGTAAACCACTTACCATCTGACTTTTTATAAACATACAGTCCCCAGTTATACTTTTTTTCAATGACCTGACGACGTACATTTCCTACAATGGGCTTACCAGTTTTTGGACTAATTAATGGATTCATATACTAAAGTATACCAGATTAAACGGGTGTGCCCAACCTAATGGTCCATGTTGTGTCATTATAGACCTTAAGTTTCTCTGCATCGAACACCATTCCCTCTTCATCATCAATAATAATCTTATTAGTTCCAATATATGTCTTATAAACATCTGAAGGAATAACTCCATAAAGGTCTGATGCAGAAATAACAAGAACACCTTCCCAGTTAAAACTATTAAGCCAGAATTCCCAGTCAAAGTTTGTTACCCCGTCAGTTTTAACCTTAAGCCATGGTCTTAGTAAACTGCTTTGAACCTGTTGTAAATTATTAGCCTGATAGTAGGCAATATTATTAAATACTAGTGGACCAGTTAGATTAATAGATCCCAGGAATAGGTCAAAACTTAGTGCACTAGCAAAAGCAATACCTAGGACTCCCCATTCTTTAATTGTTAATACTGGCTCTCTAACAATTGATCCATTCATAAAATAAGAAATACCGTTATAGGTAGAATTTGTTGCTAGGCTTGTAGCGTATATTCTTGCTCTAGTTCCTTCTGGATTATCTGCTACCATATAAAACTTTATAGTATCTGCCTTATATTTTATTTCAAATATTTCTGTTGGTGTAATTGGAAATGCGTCTTGATCGTATCTCATCCAAACTTGAGAAGCACTAATACGATAGTTATCTGCAATATTTTCATTAATTGGAATAGATATACCACGACTAACAAGTGGATCAAAACTTCCACGCACTTCTACTCCAGATGTTCTGTTTAAATAAAGGTATGGAGTGCTTCCCTTGTAAATGCTAAATGGATTTTTAGCCTTATAGTCAAAATATAGTCCAGACCTTGTGTATGGGAACATGTTAATGCCAAATCTTGTACCAACTGGATTAAATGAGTTATCATTAAATGCCTGTGATGCAAGTTCTAGTTTTCTTAGATTAATTGGCTTTCTTAATATACCACGAATATTAAAGTCAAGATGGTACACAACAGCAAGATCATTAAAATCAACTGTCTTTGTGGGATAGATTAAAGTATTGTCAACAACCTCAAACTTTGTAGATAGCCAGTCTGGATACTCATCCATATCAATAATGGCATCTTCTTTTGCTGGAAGAATTGTTGTAAAGTCATCCTGTGGAGCATTGGCACCTGCGGCTATATATTGAAAAGTAATATAACTTCTAATGGATGCATCTTCTGTGTCATACTCATAGTATTTTTCTGCTCTTTGTGCCATGTCCGCATAATCATTCCAGCCAGTAAACAGATTATTGTCTAGTTGCAAGTATGTTCTTTGTACTGGGTGAGAATATTCTTCTCTTAGTTGTTGGTATGTCCAAGAACTTGTTGTCTCATACTCCCTAAGTTTTGTTGGAGATGGGTATCCAATATTAAACTGTAAGAAATCAAGATCGTAGTATCTATTGCCAACATCATTTGTAACATACTTTGCAAAATAAGACAATGGCAAATAGTCTTCCCAATACCCTGCAACACCTATGTCTAAAAAGTAAGAACCATAGGACTGCTGTGGAAGTAGTGTATAACTTGCGGTATGCTCAAGCAAGGCTATGGCATTTGCTGATTCTGCTGATCCAGTTGCCAAATAACTATCAACAATTGCTGTTCCGTTATCCTCAAAGTGACTTATAAGTTCTACTGCGTTATATGATGTTGCCAAACCAACAGAATAAATGTTTCCAGTAAACTGGTAGATGCCTTCTGCCTCTCCTCCAACATACATCTGCAAACCGTTTTGATTGCCAAAGAAAGAAGCAACATTTCCTCCGAATGAAGAAACCAGTGTTTTAATCTCAATTCCTGCTGCAAATTTTTCATTAGAAACAATTATTCCAGTGGTGTATATTTCTTCTTCTATTCCATTAAAAAATAGATAATAGTGAACTTCATCTAGATCTTTTCTTATACTGAAGTAGTTTCCAGTAAGAGGATTATAAATCTTAAAAAGTGTTTCTTCTGTTGAAAGGTTGTCTGATGAAAATACACCATATATAGCATGGATTTCATCATTTAAAACATTAAATGCTGGAAAATTGATGTAACAGTTTTGAGAGTTCCAGGTGTTGTTTGGTCTAAATGTTACAAAGTTATAGTCTAGTGGGTCTTGTATAACTTTGTTATCTGCATATAAATCTTGTAATGTTTTTATTCCAAGACTAATATCTGGCAAAGAATACTGAGGGGTTGTCAAAGAGTCAGATGTTGTAGTTAAATTATCAAATGTTCCCTGATCCCATTGTGCAAAATCTGGATAATTATAGTTTGAAACATAGTCTGCAAATGGATAATCAATAAATGCTGCAGTTCCACCATATGCGGAGTTAATTCCTTCTGGAGAAAGAACTCCCTGCCCATAAACCCATCTACGCTTTGCTACATTTATAGCAACAGAATATGGGTATATAGCAACACAATCAATCTCAATTGGGGTTACATCTGTATAGGCATAAAATCCAAGCCAATCTTGATTGTCTCCAGATTGATCAACAATGTCTGGTAGATCTAGTGTGTCTGTATTAATTGGCAAACTGATTACTTCTTCACCATTTAAAAGTACCGTTGCGTTATTTCTAATTATTCTAACATGAACAAGCATTGGTCTAAACCATTCACCAACAAAGTGTGATGCAAACTCTGTTCCTATAACAAGTGTCAAAAATCCTGACTCTACATACAGTCCATCTGTAGAAGAGATTGGTCCAAAGATTCTTTTTGGTGTGTATGCGTTTGAGTTAATTCTAGTCCAGAACTCAACGGTATATTCTTTATACTGGCCTGATTTATTTAAAAATCCTTTTCCAGGAACAATTAAAGATGGACTATCGTTTGAATTAGGTGTCAGTCTAGTAATATTGCTTGCACCAAATACCATTGGTACTCCACTGTTTCTAGCAAGAAGAGCGTTGTTGTTTACTAGGTAATATCCAACTTCTCCTGCAAGTCCATAGGGATCTGCAGGAATACCCTGAGTTGAAGGAATTGCAATTGTTGAAGGAACTGCAACTGGAGTTACTCCAAGAGATATTGTGTTAAATTCTTCTGACCATTGCCCTGCTGTGATTCCATTAATATAAAAATCATAATCTCCAGAACTACCGCCAGTTAGGTAGGTTAATTTTATTACAACTTGAAAGTCTGTATTTTCATCAACAATATCAAAGGTTCCAGAAACAAAACTCCATGATTGAAAAACAGAAGTTGCAAAATAGTCTAACTCTTCAACAGGCAAAGATGTAGTTGTATCAATATATCTAAATCCTATTTCAACAGATTGCAAATAAGCGCTATTAGAATAAAAGTATGATCCAATAGAGAAAGATCCAAGAGTTGTATTTAAATCTTGAAAATTAATTAAATCTGGACTTATTAGTGTAACTGTTTTAGTTGGACCAGATGGAACATCTCCTTCAACAAGAGTTGTGTAACTATCTGGAAATGGCTCTCCAGTAACTCCAGCAGAAGATGTTACTGATGCATTTGTTACAGTCCAGCCAGAAGATATATTTCTTTGTGGCTCTGTGATAAGGGTAATATAGTCAGCCTGATCATCCAAAGCCCAAAGAATGGTTGGGTGCTCAGAATAAATCTTTTCTGCATATAAATTAGACGGCTGGGACATGTTACTCCTTAGCCTTTATTATAGCATTTTACAGTTTTATTTCGCACACATCTGTTGTGCAGTAGGCTTCGCCCATGGCCTCAAGATTGTCAACACCATCATAAATTGCATCCCAGTTAATCTTCTTAATTTGACCAAGATATGCTTCATATTCTTCTCTTGTAATCTGAGTATAAGGTTGTTGAGGATATGTATGATTTCCCATTGGCAAAAATGATACCGCCTTGAGTTGACCCTCATACATGTGAAGTGCTGGAGCAACATGCTTTGACTCTGTTTCCTTATCAAATGAAAGGGTAACAGAAACACCATTATCTGACCAATACTTTTGAGCAGTTGCAGCAAGAGCAATCTTTTCAAATAATGTTACATCCTTCTCAGAACGTGGGTGTCCTGAATGCACTGGGAAATATACTACTTGAGTATTTGCTGATACAAGGTCTTTCTCAATCTTATACCCCGCTGCTTTAAATAAATGAAGCATTGGATCTGTTTCACCAAAACGAATAGCACGTAGGAAATATTCTCCTCCTGGTCCCCAGTGAACTCCAGGTGTTGCGCCAGAAAGAATTGAAACAGAACCTGATGGCTTTACTGTTGTTACACGAATTGATTCACGTACACACAACCACTCTGAATACTTGTGATCATAGTGACGAATCTTTTCGTAACCTTCATCCATCCACTCACGAGTTGTTGGAAGTCCTCTTTCATCTGCAAAAGATGCAATTCCTGTTAGAGATGTTCCAATGCGACGATTGCGTTGCATTATGCCATTTGTCTGCTGCCAGTGTGTTGGAAGAAGAGTAACAGTCTTTCCATAAAGATATGCAAACTTCAATGTCTTGAGGAAGTCTTCCTTGGTTTCATGACGATTTAGATGCACTTCTACAAGTGTACAAAGTTCGTATGATTCCAATGGCTGCTCCGCACAAGGATTGAA